ACTCCGTAAAGACGTTTGCAGCATATTCTGCATCTGTTTTCGATAGAATCATGTATATCTCTCAGTTATGTGTACCACTATACAGTATATAGCAAATAATGTCAAGGGTTAATTTAATTAAAAAAAAGTGTTGCCAAAGGTTGCTGTTGTTGTTATAATAAGTACATAAACTAAAGAAAGGAAAGAAATATGACACCATTTACTAAAGAAGACTTCACTTGGGACGGTATGTATCTCATGTATAGGGGTAAACATACTAAGAGTGTGAACATGGAGGTCGCAAGACCAAACTGTCATCCATCTTGGGTTGGTCTACCAAAACCAGAGTTCATCGCAAGGTTCAAGTATGGTTACAAACCTTGGAAGGCATGGGTTAACTTCCTTGTGAAGAATGTTACTGTTGAACAGTACCTTGCATTGTCTGAAGAGATTCATCCCGCTCCTGCAATGAAAGCCCTTGGTTATAGAGGTAAGTGTTAATGGAATATTTACAAGAGATTACTGATTGGGGAGAACACAATGTCCCCAATCACACATACATTGTGAACCAAGCGGGACAACTTGCTGGTTATATTAAGGTAGGCACTACTGAAGAAATCATGTTTAAGAAGCCCATGAAACAGTGGTCAAAGGCACGAAGAAAGTTTAAAAAACTTGTTGCCAAAACTAGTTAAATATAGTATAATACTTGTATTGATAATGAGAAAAGGAAATAAATTATGAAGATTGTAATCCAAACCCAAATCCTTGAAAACTATGCCGCTCATGATGAGAACTATTCTCATGGGGTTGATGAGGCATACTGGAAGGCCAAAGGTGGTAACACCTACGTGGTCGAGGGTGTATCTATTGAGGACGCACAGTCCGAAGGTTACTACGATACAATCTTCGATTTAATCACGGAGAACAACCCGTCATTCCAAGAGTACATCTTGGGTTCCGACCTGATTGATGATGCAGACTTTGTTGAGTCTGACCACAAACAACCGTGGGAATCAATCACCTATATCACCCAAGAGGGTGAACAGTTCCGTGCAACCAAGGCCTTGGAGAACGGTGAGTATGGTTACATGAGAAAGGAAATCGCAAAGACCGTTGAGACCTATATAATGAAAGATAGGGACTTCGATGGTGCGAATTCGTTCTTCGAGAACGGAACATTCCGTAAACAGTTTCATCTTGTTGATGGTACTGTTTGTCAAAACCAAAGTGAATTTTTAAATGTGATAGGAGCATAATATGAAAAAGGTATATGAAGTACGATTGGCCAATCAAGGTCGTGAGTGTTTGAAGTGGTATTCTTTTGATACCGCAAAAGAGGCAGTGAAGTTTGTTTTGAAACAACTGCACGAAGTTGGGTTTACTGTTGATGGTAAAACCTATGAAGAGAAGTTCGAGGAAATCGAATGGGTAGGAAAGGGGAGAATCGTCAATGTATGATTATCATCGATTAATCGCAGCTGCCATGGTTGCACAACAACGTGGCACATCCGATTGGTGTAAAAAGTACTGGGGTGGTGTTATTGACCAACTCGTAAAAAATATGCATGAATCAGAAACCGTTCATTAAACTCTTATAAATAGTAGTATAGACTATTAAGAGGACATTATGGCAGTTAATTCAAAAGTTCAGATTCTAGATGAAGAACTGACAACCAATTTAAACTATCTCCAACCTACGGGGTTTCGTGTTGTTATTGACAGAACGAGATACCCGAACTTGGAATATTTTTGTCAATCGGTGTCACATCCTGGCGCACAGTTAACTCCACTAGAATTACCTGTACGTAGGATTACTTCCGTACCTTTGGCTGGTGATAAGATGACATTCTCGGAAGTGTCGTTTTCTATCATCCTTGATGAGAACATGACCTCCTATCGTGAGATGTATGACTGGATGGTTCGTATTACTAATGACGGTCAAGTGTCTGCATCTGAGAGAGATACCAAAGTCCCTACATATGCTGACGTTACATTACATGTGTTGTCTAGTCACAATAACACAACACAGAAGATTAAGTATTTTGATTGTGTGCCTACTGGAGTTGGTTCTATTGAATTCAATTCAACGCAAGGTGATACAACCTACGTTACCTTTGACGCAACATTTAGGTTCTCACAATTTACAATAGTTTGACATTAACCCTTTAGTTATGGTATAATACATTATGATTGACTTAGAAAGCATCCTTGCGGAGTGGAAAGAAGACTCCCAAATATCACCACATCAACTTGATGAAACCTCACGTGTGACGCCTGCGTTACACTCAAAGTATCTTGAGTATCTGTCACTGACTAAACTTCGTCTGAAGAAGTCGGAGTTTAAACAGAAGGAACTACTCAAGGACAAGTATCTTTACTACGAAGGAAAGATGTCTAGAGAGGAAATTGAATCTCGTGGTTGGGCATATGACCCGTATGATGGCCTCAATGCAACAACCAAAAACTTTAAGGAGTACTACTACGACTCCGATAAAGAGATTCAGGATTCTGAGATGAGAATCCAATACCTCAAAACAACTGTTGAAACTCTCACTGAAATTGTATCTAATCTTAACTGGAGACACCAGACGATTGGTAACATGATTCGATGGAGAAGTTTCGAAGCAGGTATGTAAGGCATATATAGATGCATGACACTACCTAATACTATTACCGTTGGTTTAAGAGACCACTCGATGATGTTGGTTGATTGTAACCAACACCAACTCCAAGAACTGAGAGACTACTTCTCATTTTATGTCCCAGGCCATAAGTTCATGCCGGCTTTCAAATCAAGAAAGTGGGACGGTAAAATCAAACTCTTCAATCAGATTACCCGTGAATTAAATACGGGTCTCTACGAACATCTGAAGAAATTCTGTTCTGACCGCATGTATCCTCTCCAACTACAGGAGACTGCATATGGTCATCCCGCACAATTCAATCATGTGCAACACCAGAATCTAGTTAAGTTCCAAAGCGAACTCAACCTACCGTTCGAACTACGTGACTATCAATATGATGCGGTAACCCACGGTATTGAAAAGAAACGTGCAATTCTTCTATCACCTACGGGTAGTGGTAAGTCGTTTATCATCTATAATCTACTACGATGGTATCTTGATAACTTTGATAAACAGGTTCTTATCGTTGTTCCGACAACAAGTCTGGTAGAACAGATGTACAAGGATTTTGAAGACTATGGGTATGATGTCACAGACAATGTGCATCGCATCTATAGTGGTAAGGATAAGACCACCGATAAACCCATCATCATTTCTACGTGGCAGTCAATCTATAAGTTCCCGAAGGAATGGTTCGAGACTATGGGGTGCGTGTTTGGTGACGAGGTACACCTGTTCAAAGCAAAGTCTCTGTCAGGTATCATGAACAAGTGTGTCAATGCGGAGTATCGTTTCGGTACTACAGGTACACTAGATGGTACAGAGACGAACAAACTCGTATTAGAAGGACTCTTTGGCCCGACTAAACGAGTGACCGCAACCAAGGACTTGCAAGAGAAGGGTACACTGGCAAAATTAGATATATCTGTCCTGTTACTGCGTTACCATAATGATGTGTGCCACATGATGAAGGACAAGACCTATCAAGAAGAGATGGATTATATTGTCACCAATGAGAGTCGTAATAGACTTATAAGTAATCTTGCATTAGACCAAAAAGGTAATACTCTGGTCATGTTTCAGTTCGTAGAGAAACATGGTAAACCTTTATTTGATATGATTAAGGATAAAGCGGGTGACCGACCAGTGTATTATGTGAGTGGTGAAGTCGAGACAAAAGACCGTGAACAGATACGTGGTATCGTAGAAGGACAAAAGAATGCAATTATTGTTGCTAGTTTGGGCACTTTCAGTACTGGTATTAATATTAGGAATTTGCATAATATAGTATTTGCATCCCCTAGTAAGAGTCAAGTTAAGGTGTTACAATCGATAGGACGTGGTCTGAGGAAGTCTGACGATGGCTCTGTGACCAAGTTATATGATATTGCGGATGATATGCACATCAAGTCTCATAAGAACTTTACACTGCGACACAGCGCAGAAAGAATTAAGATATATACTAAGGAACAGTTCCCCTACAACATATATAAATTGGATTTAAAATGAAAGAAGTTGATACAGAATTAAGACAGTTTAAGTTATCTTCGGGTGAAGAAATTGTATGTGAAATCATGCACTGGAATGACGAAGAAAACCTTGAAATCGTAGTCAGAAAAGCGATGCGATTGGTCATGCAACAAGGTGACGATGGGACAAAGTACTACTCATTCCGACCATGGATGATATATCAAGAAAGTTCTGAAGATATTCTTGTTCTCAACACAAACACTGTTGTTGGTATCGCATGGCCACCTGAAACTCTAATTGTACAATATGATGAAGCTGTCAAGGACATGAATCAATTAAATGAAGTTAGAGAACGGGAACATGCCGAAAAGTTTAAAACTAAACCTTTACCCAAAGGGAAGGTTGGTATGCAAGAGTTTATGAGGGGTGTTGATAGTGGAAGTAATGTTATTAATCTGTTTGCTAATATAGACCCGACCAAAATACACTAATGATTAAACTTCGTAATGAACATGATGATTATATTTGTATCAAGATGATTGATGATGAAGATATGAATATGAGGATAGTTAACCGCATTGATACTATTGGCGACCAAACTAATCATACAACTAATGTGAAAGCGGATTGTACTCTAAGTCTTTTAAAGTATCCTGAGTTTCAAAGATTACAAACAATCGTAGAAGACTTTTGTAAAGAATCTTCTGAAGAGATACAGTTAGAGTGGTGGGGTCATCATTCACGAAATGAAAGACCAGTTTGGAATGAATCATATATACAATCACAGTACTGTAACGTTATGTGGGGAACACGGTCGGTTAGTGGAGAAATTACTACACCACATGACCATTGGCCAACTACATGGTCATTTTGTTATTACATAGACCCACCAGAGGGGTGTTCTAATTTATATTTTCCAACATTAGATTATGAACTAGAAATTGAACATGGGAAATTAGTTATCTTTAGAAGTCATTTGATACATGAAACAGTATCATTACCATTCAAAGGTCACCGATATTGTGTTGCAGGAACAGTAGTATCCAACCCTCCCCGAACGCTAAGCTAATTATATCATGGAAAACAAATTTTGTCAAGCCCTAATTTAAAAAGAATCGGATTCACCTGTAGTGCTTTTGACCTGTTTCATGCTGGTCATGTCGCTATGCTTAAAGAAGCACGGACTGTGTGTGACTATCTAATAGTCGGATTACAGACTGACCCGTCTGTAGATAGACCAGAAAAGAACAAACCCCTACAGTCTATTGCGGAGAGACATCTCCAAATTGCGGGTTGTAAATACGTGGATGAGATAATTCCTTATGAGTCTGAAGAAGATTTACTAAAGCTTATGCAGTTAATTAACTTTAATGTTCGTATCATTGGTGAGGAATATAGAGAAAAAGATTTCACTGGAAAGGATTATGCGCTTGACAATTACATCCAAATACACTATAATAGTAGACATCACAACCTATCAAGCAGTAACTTGAGATATAAAATGGAAAATTACAATGACAAAGATTAAACCAAAAGATAAACCACACTATGTGAATAACGCACAGTTCTCACAGGCAGTTGTGGACTATTGCACAACCGTGCAGGAAGCAAAGAAGAATGAGTACAAGTTACCTATCGTTCCTGATTATATTGCAACATGTTTTCTAAAAATCTGTGAGGGTCTGTCACACAAGGCAAACTTTGTCCGATATACCTATCGAGAAGAAATGGTAATGGATGCGGTAGAGAACTGTCTCAAGGCAATCGAAAACTATAATATTGAAGCTGCAACTCGTACAGGTAAACCTAATGCGTTTGCATACTTCACACAGATTTCGTGGTTCGCATTCTTACGTAGGATTGAGAAAGAAAAGAAACAACAAGATATCAAGATGAAGTACATGGAACGGGCTGGTGTTGAGAACTTCCTTGATAATGAACTGGGTGACGCACAATCAAATCAAGTTGCTGCTGCATTCGTTGACCAACTTAGATTTCGTATTGATGAAATTAAAGACAAAGATAAAGAATGGAAAGAAATCGTTAAGAAGGAACGCAAGAGAAGAACTGTAAAGGTAGACTCTGACTTGGGTGACTTCATAGACACTTGACATTTTATGCCAAGGATGGTATGATGTGCAAATGAATAAGTAAAGGTACACAACTTTGAAAATAGCTATATTAAACGATACCCATGCAGGTTGTCGAAATTCATCTGATATCTTTATGGATTATCAAGAACGTTTCTATGCAGAAGTGTTTTTTCCATACTTGATTGAGAACGATATTAAACAAATTTTACACCTTGGTGATTACTACGATAACCGTAAGACAATCAACTTCAAGGCACTACAACACAATCGTAAGATGTTCTTAGAACCTATGCGTGAACATGGTATCACGATGGACATCATTCCAGGCAATCATGACGTATACTATAAGAACACCAATGAGTTGAACGCACTGAAAGAACTCCAAGGTCACTATATGAATGAAGTGAATCTTATTATGGAACCAACAGTGATGAACTATGGCGGTACAGAGATTGCATTGATTCCTTGGATTAATCCAGAGAATGAAAAAGCAACGCTTGAGTTTCTAAAGACAACAAAAGCAACACTTGTGGGCGCACACTTAGAGTTACAAGGATTCGAAATGGCCCGTGGTCAAGTGTGTATGGATGGTATGAGTAAGTCGCATTTCGACAGGTTCGATATGGTTCTGACTGGTCACTTCCACGCCAAGTCTAGTATGGACAACATTCATTATCTTGGTTCGCAGATGGAGTTCTTCTGGAATGATTGTGATGACCCCAAACACTTTCACGTCTTTGATACCGAGACACGAGAACTTACTGCGGTTCGCAATCCTATTCGTATCTACGAAAAGATTTACTATGACCATGAGAACATGAATAAGTTCAAAGACCTCGCTTATCTTGATAACAAGTTCGTAAAGGTCATCGTTATCAACAAGGGTGACCCATATGATTTTGAACGATTCATTGACCGTGTACAATCACAGAAGATTCATGAGTTGAAGATTGCGGAAGACTTCAAAGAGTTCACTGGTGAGAATGTAGGGGACGATAACATAAATGTTGACGATACCGAAACACTTGTATATGATTACGTTGACAATGTTACAACCGACCTAGATAAAGGACGTATCAAGAAAGAACTCTCTCACTTGATGAACGAGGCCCAATCTATGGAGATTGTATAATGGCAACAAAGAATGATATTACTGGTGATAGTATAGTTACCAAGGGTACGTCAGAAGAGTACCGTGATAACTATGACAACATCTTTCGTAAGAAGAAACCAACTTTCTGGGAACACTATTGTCTGGTTGAGGATACCTTATTAGGTGTCGAATCAGGTAGTCCGTGTAACTGGTGTGGTCTTGAAGAGTGACTTTACTGTAGATGAGATTGGATATGATGATGCTAAATCAATAATAGTTCGTCATCATTATCTGGGTAAAATATACGATGAACATGATGAGAGAGTTCGTGAATACAAATACTACGGTCTTTACGATAAAGATATTCTAGTCGGTGCAATTCAATACACCTCGTATTGTCCCATCTTCAATGGCAATAACGCATTACGTTGGTATTACGGGTGTGACTATTCCGACTACACTAAGTTCTATGAGATATCCAGACTTGCAGTAAACAGTAAAGAATACAATATTACTTCTTGGTTTGTGTCCCGAACCATGAAGATGATTGATGCAGATTATATCTGTACATCAACTGACAGTAGAATGCATGACGGTATAATCTATGTGGCATGTAATATGGACTACCACGGGACTATGTTAGAAAGGGTAAATGGATATGAACATATACCTTTCAATGTATTTAGTAAAGTGTACAATAAAAATGTTGTACGAGAATGGGAAACAAAACAGCTTGACTTTAATTGATGAATGTGATATTATTACACCATGATAAATTTCCAAAAACTTAGATTTAAGAACTTCCTGTCAACAGGAAACAATTTTACGGATATCAGTTTCGATAAGACTCCGACTACATTAGTGGTAGGACATAATGGTGCAGGTAAGTCCACCATGTTGGATGCTTTGTCATTTGGTCTATTTGGCAAACCTCATCGAAAGATATCTAAAAACCAACTAATCAATACAATCAACGGTAAGGGTACGCTGGTCGAGGTTGAGTTCTCGGTCGGTAAAAAACAGTACAAGGTTATCCGTGGCATCAAGCCCAACAAGTTTGAAATCTGGGTTGACGGTAATATGGTCAACCAAGACTCTCACGCAAAAGAATATCAGTCTATGCTTGAGAAGAATATTCTTATGTTATCTCACAAATCATTCCACCAAATTGTGGTGTTAGGGTCTAGTTCTTTTGTACCTTTCATGCAATTGACTGGTGGTTCTAGACGTGAGGTTATTGAAGACCTACTTGACATCAACATGTTCTCCAAGATGAACGGACTATTGAAAGAGCGAATGTCTATTCTAAAAAACCAGATGACCGATAATAGTCATCACTTGAATATCGTTGAGACTAAGATTAATGCACAGAAGAAGTATCTACGTGACTTGAGTGAGATTACTACATATCAGAAGAAGGAGAAGTTGTCGAATATCAAGTCCTTGCAGGAAAACATTCGAATTCTTAATGATAAGAACAACAAACTCACCGAAGACATTACGTCAAAATCTCCTGATATTAAGACACAGACTAAAACCGCAATCGATAAGTTACAGAAACTAGATGAGTTTGGTGCTGGGTTCAAGGCGAAGCAGAAGGATGTGGTCAAACAGGCAAAGTTTTTTGAGACCAATGATAAGTGTCCGACATGTGACCAAGATATTGACAATACATTAAAACAGTATCACTTAGGTATGTGTAAAACTAAAGCTGGTACTATCGGTACTGCTTTGGAGATGTATGAGAACGACAAGTCAAAACTAGATGCTCTGATTTACGAACTCAGAGAACAGAGTGATGCAATCTATGAATGGCAGAGTCAAGTCAATGCAAACAGTCAAGAGATTGCAACAATCAATCGTAACATTGACACACTCAATGATGAGATGTCTCGTATTGATAATGAGTCTGGTGACCTATCTGAGGCTAATGCTGAGTTAGAGAAACTGCGTACCAGTAAAGAAGAACTACAAGATGGTAAGTATAAACTCAATGAACAACACTCATACAATCAAGTGTATGCAGAGTTGTTAAAAGACACTGGTATTAAGACCAAGATTATTAAACAGTACTTACCTGTCATCAATCAGTTGACTAACAAGTACCTACAGATTCTAGACTTCTTTGTACACTTTGATTTGGATGAAAGTTTCGTTGAGACTATTCGTTCAAGACATCGTGATAACTTTTCGTATGACTCATTCTCTGAGGGTGAGAAACAACGGATTGACTTGTCCTTACTATTTACGTGGAGACAGATTGCAAAGATGAAGAACAGTGTTGCGACCAATCTACTAGTCCTTGATGAAACTTTTGATTCATCTCTGGACGAAGAGGGTATTGAAAACCTCATGAAGATTATATCAACACTGGGTGAGGATACCAACGTGTTTGTTATCTCTCACAAGAGTGAACTCGAAGATGCACATTTCCATCGTAAAATTGAGTTCGTAAAAGAAAAGAACTTTAGTAAAATAAAGACTTGACTTTAACTGAAACGTATGGTATCATACACTTTATAAATTAGAAACCGAGAGGAATATATTATGGAATTATCCCAAGCTACAATGAGTGTTCTCAAGAACTACTCTACTATTAACCCCAACATCGTTATCACGGAAGGTAACACACTGAAGACTATTTCAGTTGCACGTAATGTACTATCAACTGCTGAACTCAACGAATCGTTCCCAACATCGTTTGGTATCTACGACCTGACAGAATTCTTGAATGTACTGTCATTGGTGGATTCGCCCCGTCTCAAGTTCGAAAAGGACTATGTTGTTGTGGGTGATTCGACTGGTCGTTCTTCGGTGAAGTATTTCTTCTCTGACCCTGAGATGTTAACATCGCCTGGCAAGAACATTACTATGCCAGAAGCAGAAGTTAAGTTTACCCTAGATACTGATACGTTGGGTAAAGTAAAACGTGCTGCAGCTGCCTTGGGTCATGATGAAATTTCCATCACACCCGTGACTGGTGCGGTTCGACTATCTGTCATTGACAGTAAGGACGCAACGAGTAACGCATTCTCTATTGACGTAGAGGGTACATACCCTGAAGGAGTTGATTTTAACTTCATCATGAATGTTGGTAACATAAAAGTTGTCAACGAAGACTTTGAAGTAGGTATCAGTTCGAAACTTATTTCTCAGTTCACGAGTAAACAATCTACGATTGAATACTTTATTGCACTTGAAAAATCATCTAATTACGGAGCATAAAGATGGCTAAAGCACAAACACAAAAAGACCACTCTTCAATCTACGAACTCGGAAACCGAGTGTCTCGTTCAACGGTTGCAGTAATTGATACTGTAGTCCAACGAGGTGGATTTAAAGGTGAGGAACTGTCCACTATTGGACAACTGCGTGACCAAGCAGTTCAGATTATTCAACTCTGCGAAGAGTATCAATCTGACCAAGGCGTCGATTCTGAATAAAAACGTTGCGACTCTAGTGACGTGGGGGTGTGAGAGTTCCTTTCCTTTCCACCCCCGAATTTTCTTGACAATTTGTTTCATATAGTGTACAATGTACATTATTAGAAACACTTATTTTATTATGGAGACGACATGTCTAAAGAATTCTTATGGGTCGAGAAGTATAGACCCCGACTAATCGGAACTACGGTTCTGAATCAAAACCTCAAAGACACATTTCAAAAGATTGTGGACACTGGGGAAATTCCTAACATGATGTTTACTGGTACTGCGGGTACTGGTAAAACCACGATTGCACGTGCAATCTGTGACGAACTGAACATTGACTATATTGTCATCAACGGTTCTGAGGAGGGTAACATTGATACCCTTCGTGGAAAGATTAAACAGTTTGCCTCATCCGTCTCCCTTTCTGGCGGTTACAAGGTTGTAATCCTTGATGAGGCAGACTACCTTAATGCACAGTCAACTCAACCCGCACTTCGTGGATTCATCGAAGAGTTCTCTCAGAACTGTCGATTCATTCTAACGTGCAACTTCAAGAACAAAGTAATCGAACCCCTACACTCTCGTTGTAGTGTGTATGAGTTCAACACTTCTAAGAAACAAATGGCTGGGTTGTGTGGTGAGTTTATGACTCGACTACAAATCATCCTAGATGGTGAGGGTATCAAATACAATAATGATACCATTGCGGGACTGATTAGTAAGTATGCACCCGACTGGAGACGTGTTCTTAACGAAGCGCAACGTCATTCTATCTCTGGGTCATTGGATACTAAAGTTATCATAAATGACGCAAATGGTAACTATAACAACCTTTTCCTATCACTAAAGAACAAAGATTTCAAGAAGATGCGTTCGTGGGTTGTCAACAATGTAGATGCTGAACCAGCCGCAATCTTCCGTGGTATCTATGATTCAATGGACGGTAAAGTCGTTCCTGCGTCTATTCCACAACTTGTACTAATCCTTGCTGATTATCAATACAAGAATGCGTTTGTGGCTGACCATGAATTAAACCTTGTTGCATGTCTAACAGAATGCATGGCAAACGTGGAGTTTGTGTAATGAACCTTATCCGTAATGCATTACAAACACCCGATGGTACTGTTATTGAATCACGTAGCCGTCATGACTACGTGACTTATGAAGATGCCAACGGTAAACAATATATGGTCGATGGTGGTCTTGATTATGTAAGACGGTCTGCCCATGCAGACCAGATAGACCTGTGTGAGTATGACGATGCGCCCCATGAACGACAACGTGAACTACTGACGTGGGGAACATACGGTATCAATGGTGACCAACCATTGCAGTATAGGACTATTGCAGAAATGGAAACAGGACACCTTGAGGCTGTAGTAGAAATGAAGAATGTGTCTCCAGTCCTAAGAAAATGTATGCAAGTAGAATTACAGACTAGGGAGTCAAAGTAATGTATAAACGTAATACAATTCAGAAACTAGAGGAAGACATCATGAAATCATGGGGCATCGTTGATGAACTTGATACCTTGATTAAATATGTTGGTGATGACCCCTTCTTCATTGGTATGAACCCCGAACATCAAGATAGACTTATAAATATTTTAATTGGTGTCAAAGAAATGTCTGACGTTAAGTTTCAATTAATGTGGAACACTTTTGAATACACACTGGAAGAATATTATAAATATAAGGGAAGTCATGACACGGAAGAATAGGTAAGTGGAAACTCAATGTGCAATCGTTAAGGAAAAAAGAACTTTTAAAGAAGTTCAACAAGACCTCACCGAACTCAACGGTGACGGGAATAGAACCCGTGGTAGGTATGGAGAAGACAATGAAAAAGTGGTGGAGGATTTGGGCGAGGTCTCTCGGAGAGAAGGTCGGAGAGACTGACCGACAAGCTGATACCGTAGCCATTATTAGAACTATTTGGTGGTTGACACACATGGCAACATGTATCTTTATTATATTAAACGCAATAGCAAATCATGGTTGGAATTTATTATGAGTTATCAAGAAGACGTAGAAAAGTTTATGGTGGTTGGTGGACATGAAGTTCCTGACCATGGTGGGATGGAGAGCGCTCAAGCAAATCTGTATATGGATTTAATTGAGGAAGAGTTTTGGGAGACCAAACAGGCATTCTTACACGGTGACCGTGTAGAAGTTGCGGACGGTCTTGCGGATATGGTGTGGGTCATCATGGGTATGGCCTCTACTCTAGATATGGATTTCAATGATATTTGGGAAGAAGTTAAACGTTCTAACATGTCTAAGTTCCCCGATGGGGTTGCTGTTAGGGATGAGAACGGGAAGATTATGAAACCAGAAGGGTACTTCCCTCCAAACATTGCGGAGATTCTAAATGATTAAGTATCTACGTAATAATGACAAGATTAAAGATTGTCTAACAACAGACGAGCTTGGTAACCGAGTACATAAAGGTGACGGTTCATATGTTATTGTTGTTCCTGAAACAAAAGAACCCATTAACCATCAACCCATTGCACTAACTAAAGTCAATAATGAGTGGGTGCCAAAGCAGATGGAGTTAGATTTTGGATAAGTGGGATATTGCACATATGCAAGTCGCAGAGATTTATGCAAAGTTGTCTTCTGCGATACGTATGAAAGTTGGTGCTGTTATTGTAAAAGATAACCGAATTATCTCCATTGGATATAATGGTATGCCTAGTGGTTGGGATAATAATTGCGAATATAGAACTTGGAAAACCCTTTCAAAGGGGGCATCCTATCTTACTAAAGAACTAAAAACTAAAGACGAGGTGTTACATGCGGAAACGAATGCGATTGCAAAGGTTGCGAAGTCAACAGAGTCGGCGGAGAGTGCAGTTCTCTACTCAACGTGCGCCCCATGCCTCGACTGCGCCAAACTCATCCACCAATCGGGAATCTCAAGAGTTGTCTATGGACACAACTATAAATCAGACGAAGGGTTGACTTTTCTTGAGAAGTGTGGTATTATAATCGACACCGAAAACAAACCCGACCCTGACGATTTACCTTGGAGCATTTAGTGAATCCTTTTAATTATGTAAACAGTATCAACCTATCCAAAAAAGACATCATGGTAACTCCTGATGACGAGAAGGCCTATAACTCCTTTATGGTTAATCGTTCTCTATCTTACTTTTCCGATACGGTTGTTATTGCAAATGAGATGAATAAGTATCACCACCTAGACTCACGTCTACAATATCAGTTTCTTATAAATATAGTTAGGAAACGAAAACGTTTCTCCAAGTGGGTAAAACCTGAATTAGAAAATGACCTTGAGTCGGTGAAAGAATATTATGGATATAGTAATGAAAAAGCACGGCAAATCCTGCCACTTCTCTCGCCTTCTCAAAGAAAAGAAATAAAAGAAAAGGTGAACAAAGGTGGAAGAAAATAACTTAATATCATGGAGTCCTGTGCAAATGCTAGAGATTACTCTAGCTGAACCCGATGACTTCCTCAAAGTGCGTGAGACCCTAACTCGTATAGGTGTTGCATCACGCAAAGAACAAAAACTATTCCAATCATGTCATATCTTGCATAAACAAGGACGCTACTATATTGTCCATTTCAAAGAGTTGTTTATGTTGGATGGTAAGAAATCCAACCTAGAAGACAGTGATATTGCACGTAGAAATACTATAGCAACATTGTTATCCGACTGGGGACTGGTTGAGATTCAAAACAAAGAGGTGTGTGTTGATTGTGCGCCTTTACGACAAATTAAGATTATTGGCTATAAAGACAAGGATGAGTGGGAACTCTGTCCCAAGTATAATATCGGAAACAAATGATTGGATTTGCGGAACGTTTAGAGGATATTCGTAATAAGAAATATTGGTGGACAACCATAGATATTAGTTATGGTTGGCCAGAAATCATGCATCTTATTGATACACATCCTCAAGAAATGTATGACTGGAATCGTGAGAAACAACGACTCGGTCTAAACTCATTTCATAGAAGACCTTCTGCTCCTCAATTTACAAAAGATATTGTAAAGGAAATGGAAACGTTTTTTGTAGAACCCGCTCCAAAGAAAGACACGTATGAAAAGGGACATCCCCAAATCACGAACATTGCGTTTGTTGGTTTTGGTCAGTTCTCTGGTTCATACCCAAGACATAAAGACAGTATGGATGTCTTCTTGGTTCAAGTAATCGGTGAATGTAAGATAACTATCGGTGAAGATGAAGAACCAAGGAACAGCGATGAAACAAAGGTCATGAAGCCAGGCGATTGTGTTTTCATACCAAGAGGTACATGGCATCATCTTGAACCATCTGTATCAAGGGTGACATTCTCATTCGGGTTTGAAAGCGACCCTGACTGTGACCCAAAAACTTTTATATAAGGCTTGAATTAAAGAAATTAATCCTTATATATAGTAGTGTGAGAATTGTTCTCACATACGTGAATGCCGTTAATCGGGTTCACGTCCATCTTGCTAAATTAATATAGGAGATAAAGCAACATGACAAATCTAAAAGTAGGTAAATCACTTTTCCCACGTTCAGCATTCATTGGTTTCGACCATTTATTTAACGAACTGGAATACGCAACCAAACACGCTAACGACCATTACCCACCTCACAATATTGTGAAACTGGGTGAAGACGAGTTCGTTATCGAAGTAGCCGTTGCGGGATTCACACAGGACGAAATAAGTGTTGAACAAAAAGAACGCTCGTTAACCATTAGTGGTACACACGAATCTAGAGACCGTGAAATTATTCACAGAGGTATCTCTACAAAAGCGTTCAGGAGACACTTCAGACTTTCTGAGTATGTTCTAGTAACTGGTGCTTCACTAAAAGACGGTATCCTTGCAGTCACATTGAAGACGGAAATCCCAAAAGAGAAGCAGCCTCGTACAATTAAAATCACTTAATTGCGAGGAAATAAAATGACAACCGATGCTAAGTTAGAGTTCGGGTTGTTTGCAGGCACCATCTGGATGATGGTAATTGCACTACAACCACTGCTCTAAAAGTTATGGGGGGCGGGAAACTGTCCCCTATATATTGTTATGAAAGCATACATGATTGCAGACCTAAACAATCCAACCTCTGTGAGATACACGGAGATTGCATTAGAATCTTGGTCAAAACAAAATATCCTTGACATTGAAGTCATTCAGTGTTATACTCCCGATACAATATCAGAATTAGAACCTCTCTATAACTGGCGGCCGTTACAACACCACCTACAAGTAGATGCGAAACTTATGGCTTCACCAAGTGAAAGGGCGGGTGATATATCTCATTGGCAACTCATCAAGAAACGAGCAGAGAGTAGTTCAAGGTTCTATGTAATGGAACACGATTCATATCTATTAGATGTGGACGAGTTCAAGAGACAGTTTGACTTTACTATGGAACATGGGTTATCATATGCAAATCATGGTCTGTTCATGTCTTGTTATTCTTTCTCACGACCAGCTGCCATCTTTATGAATGACTTGTTAGTAAACCAAGCGTTCCCATTGAATGGTGGCCCATATGGATGTGTGGAGAGACTGGTAAAAACATATTTGTCAAACAATAGAAAGGACTGGGGACGATATACGTGGATGTCCCATGACCCAAGTGGAAATGTCAATATCGGACAAACCAGCGAAGAACTATTTAATACATATAATTTTCCAGTGAGGAATGCACCATTTAAACTGGCGTCCACTCAAGTTATATCAAAGTCTTGGGGTATTACTCAAGACCACCGAAAAGCAAACGAACTTTTATGGGAAAGACACAAAGATTTTAAAGTTATTGATTGACTTTCTCTGTTCACTGGTGTATAATGAACATTAAATCATGAGGTAAACTATGAAATTCTATACGTCTGTAGAAAGATTCGGTAACTCCATATTCTATCGGGGATACCAAGACGGAGAACGTGTTAAGAAACGTGTTCCGTTTAAACCAACATTATATGTGTCATCACAAACACCATCTAAGGGTACACTGTCCCCTTGGAAGACCCTTGATGGTAAGGCAGTTGCCCCCATTGAGTTTGACTCTATGCGGGATGCCACCGACTTCATCAAGCAGTATCAACATGTTCCTACCATGAAAGTATATGGTATGAATAACTTCATCAACCAATACATCACCGAACAATTCCCCCGTGATATCACCTTCAATCGTGACCAGATTGTCGTATCGACTATCGACATCGAGGTTGCTTCGGATGAGGGATTTCCTGAACCTGATAAGGCAGATTATCCTATCATCTCTATCTGCACAAAATCCAGTAAGGAAGACTTCTTCCGTGTCTGGGGCCTGGGTGATTATAATCCTTCCGAGAATACAATCTATAATAAATGTGACACAGAGTTGCAACTGATTGAGTCCTTCCTCGGTTACTGGCAGAATCATGGTTCGCCTGATGTAGTTACTGGTTGGAATACGAAGGGGTTTGATATTCCCTACCTTGTTAACAGAACAAGAAAAGTTATCGGTGAAGAGTCGGTCAAACGATTCTCTCCGTGGGGTGTGGTCAATGCACGTAAAGTTCGTGCAAACAAGTTTGGTATGAACGAAACCGAGACCTATGACATTATGGGTATCGCACAACTAGATTACTATGACCTATTCAAGAAGTTTACCTACAACACTCTAGGTCAACAAGAGTCTTATCGACTCGACCATATCGCAAATGTTGTTCTGGGTGAACGCAAACTATCTTATGAAGAACACGGTAACCTACACACACTCTATAAAAATGACTATCAGAAGTTTATTGACTACAACATCAAAGACGTTGAACTTGTTGATAAACTAGAAGAGAAGTTGGGTATCCTGACTCTTGCTATGACTATGGCTTATCGTGGTGGTGTGAACTATGAAGATGTTCTGGGTACTACCGCAATTTGGGATAGTATCATCTATCGCCTTTTGTATAATCAACAAACCGTAGTTCCCCCAAAGATTGAGAAACCCAAAGGTGACTATGCTGGTGGTTATGTGAAAGAACCACAAGTCGGTTCCCATGAATGGGTTACCTCGTTCGACCTGAACTCCCTGTATCCTATGATTATTGTTCAATACAATATGTCGCCCGAAACTGTGGTTGATGGTCTGGTGCATACTTCGGTAGAACATATGTTACGTGGTGTGACTGAGACTGACCCTAACTATGCTCTTGCACCAAGCGGTGTTCGTTTCAGTAAAGATAGAGAAGGTATCATTCCTAGTGTGATTCGACAGTACTATAGTGAACGTAGACAAATTAAGAAGGCGATGTTGGAAGCGCAACAAGAATATGAACAGACTCCCACCAAGGCCTTGTCTAATAAGATTGCGACCCTAGACAACCAACAAATGTCCATCAAGATTCTTATGAACAGTCTCTATGGTGCATTGGGTAATCGATGGTTCAGATACTTTGACCAACGGGTTGCTGAGTCTATTACTCTTGCGGGTCAGTTGTCAATCAAATGGGCAGAACGAACAGTCAACAGAGAGATGAACAAACTTCTCTCGTCAGACGATGTTGACTACGTTATTGCGATTGACACTGACTCTCTTTATATTAACATGGGTGAACTAGTCAAGAAGTTTAACCCCAAAGACCCCGTGAAGTTTCTTGATAAGATTTCTTCGGAACACTTCGAAGACGTTCTAAAGAAAACCTACCAAGACCTTGCTGACTATACTAATGCATATGTGAATCGTATGGAGATGGGTCGTGAGGTGATTGCTGACCGTGGTATCTGGGTTGCAAAGAAACGATACATCTTGAATGTCCACAACTCTGAGGGTGTTCAGTATGCAGAACCAAAACTCAAGATGATGGGTATCGAAGCTATTAAGTCATCCACTCCCATGGTTGTGCGTGATAAGATGAAGGAGATGTTCCGCATACTGGTGAAGGGTACTGAGACTGAGACGCAATCGTTCATTACTAAATTCCGTAATGAATTCTCTTCCCTACCTGCCGAAGATATCTCGTTCCCTCGTGGAGTGAGTGATGTTAAGAAGTGGGCAGACCGTAAGGTTATTTACAAGAAGGGTACGCCCATTCATGTGCGTGGTGCGTTATTATACAATCACTACACCAAAGACATCTCTCGTTATGAAACCATCAAAAATGGTGAGAAGGTGAAGTTTGTCTATCTCAAGACACCCAATCCTATCAAAGAAAACATTATTTCATATCCTGTTAACTTGCCTCGTGAACTTGCGTTGGATAGATATGTGGACTATGACAAGATGTTCTCCAAGACCTTTCTTGACCCCCTAGAACCTATATTGACTGCGGTTGGTTGGTCAGCTGAACCTCAAGCATCGTTAGAGGATTTCTTCGGATAGTGCTTGACTTTTAAAGGACGTTATGTTATTATATACACAATGAAATATTCTCTTACAATATTCAAGAACACGTTTGACAACCAGACCCATCGGCGTATGGTCTTCGAGTCGTGGACTGAGTTTGAAAAGTTATTATATGATTTATCCAATAGGGAGGGTAGAAAAGGTGGTAGAGATAGTAGTCCTCTTATCAGTCCTGCTAGTTACTACGATGTTACTACTAGGTCTAATAAAAATGTTTCTTCGTGGGGTGGTTGGGCTTGTCTTGACGTTGATGATTATGTTGTACATAGTGATACCACTCGCAGTCCTGTTGAGTGCTTAAAACAACAACTACAGGAAAGGTATGGTCGATTCTACTATGTGTGTTACAATACCGCATCATCTAAGACTGAACAACCTAAGTTTAGATTAGTGTTCCCATTGACCCGAAAGGTGGATAGAAAAGACTTACCACACTTCTGGTTCTCTATGAACAAACAATTTGATGGATTGGGAGATAAACAGACAAAAGATTTGTCACGGATGTATTATGTCCCCGCACAATATCCTGACGCATATAGTTTCATATTTACCAACGAGGGTGTACATCTTGACCCTGATATGTTGATGGACAAGTATTCGTTTGTTGAACCGCAGGGCAGAACCTTTATGGATAGGTTACCACCTGAGTTACAGAAAGCGGTGATGGAACATCGTAAGAATTCACTAGACAATACTGATATTACTTGGACATCGTATCGTGACTGTCCGTTCTTCCCAAGAAAGTTGGAGAACGAATATCGTGCGATTACTAACACTGGGTGGTATCATAAAATGTATCAGATTATGATTGCGGTGGCTGGTAACGCAATCTCAAAAGGTTATCCCATTTCCTCATCTCAGATTGCACAGATGTGTTCTGAGTTGGACTTGGAAACTGGTAACTGGTATGAAAACCGACCACTTAATAAAGAGGCAGACAGAGCATTGGAGTACATATATCGTAATGGTTAAGAAATGGGAAGTAGTACAGGGACGTAAGTCCGAGAAAGATAAGATACTTTTGTATCAAGGTCAAGCAGTTGCATTTCGTGATGTTGCAATGATGTGTATCTTCTTTATGGAAAATGAAGACAATTTGTATCCGCCCTCTCATGGGTTGAAGGGAGCAGAGATGTTTAAGGACTATATAAAAGAAGTATTAGAGACAAGATGTGTACCTACAGATAGTAAGTACGCTATCAAAAAGAATCACGGTGTGGTGAAAGTATGAGAATTTTAATTACAGGTGCGGCTGGTTTTATCGGTAGTCACCTTGCAGATACACTATTGGATGATGGGTTTGATGTTGTTGGATTGGACAACTTTAATGATTTCTATGACCCTTTATTGAAACATGATAGAGTACAGTATTTTGGTCACCAAGTTTTTAACTGCGACCTAAAAGACTTTGATGCTCTTGACGAAGCATTCAATAAACTGCGACCTGACATCGTTATGCATTTAGCTGCACGTGCAAATGTGCGTGACTCTTTTGGTAAGGAAGTAATTTATCACAAAGATAATATTGATGCTACTCAGAATCTTATTGAAGTATGTAAGATGTATGATGTCGCTAAGGTTGTATATGCATCAACCAGTTCTGTATATGGTGGTACACCAATTCCAGCAACAGGTTGGGTAGAAGACGAAGTCACAGGACACCAGTTGAATGCATATGCATACTCAAAGTATGTCAATGAATGTCAGTTTAAAATATCTGGTCTAAACAATGTAGGTCTACGTTTCTTTACCGTATATGGGCCTTGGGGTAGACCTGACATGGCACTGTTTGATTTTACTAAGAATATTGTTGCGGGTAACCCTATCGAGGCATTTAACTATGGTAAGATGAAGCGTGACTTTACCTATATCGGTGATATCATTGAGGGTATTAAGATTGCAATGTTTACTAATACTAATCCGAACGAAATTTATAATATCGGTAGAGGTAGACAAGTTGAATTGATGCATTTTATTAAGTGCATAAGTAAAGAACTAGGAAGAGAGGCAGACGTGGTTCTCGCTCCTCGACATCCCGCTGATACACTAGAAACATTTAGTAACACAGCAAAAATAAGAGAACTTGGATATAAACCCAAAGTAAACATTGAGGTGGGTGTTGACGCATTCGTTCGATGGTACAAAGAATATTACGGAGTAAATTAATGAGTGAAGCAGAATGGGTAGATGGTGGTGATGGATATGAATATCCAAAGGGTTCGAGAAATGTTGACCCCAATGGAATTCCACAGGAAGTTGCCCTTAAATTAAAGATTGGTATTGTTGGACATGGATTTGTTGGTGGTGCGGTGGACTACGCATTTACCCATCCAGAAATTGAGAAGTTTTATGTTGACCCGAAATATGGGACAACTATTGATGACCTAGTTGATTGGCAACCTCATGTATCATTTATTTGTGCCCCAACACCAATGGCAGAAAGTGGATTTGTTGATGCATCAATTGTAGAAGATGCCGCTCTGAAACTATTGGAACATACCGAAGGTGGTGTTGTTGTCAAATCAACAATTACTCCAGACATTGTTGACCGTTTATATTCGTCCGTATTTGAGGATGACATCAAACGACTAACTATCAACCCTGAGTTCTTGACTGAGTCAAATGCGAAGGAACAGTTTGTTAATGCTAAATATCACGTAATCGGTGGCCACCCTGACGCATGTCAAGGTCTTGCACAGTTATATGATGTGTATAGTTTATGTACCGCATCCGAGTATCTCTTTACGTCTGGCCCTGAGGCTGCGTTTGTGAAGTATGGTGTGAACTCATTCCTTGCAACTAAGGTAACGTTCTTCAACCAACTCTATGATGCGATTCAGAAGTTTGGTTGTAACTTCCCCACGGTTGCTAATGCGATTGGTAAGGATGAGAGAATTGGTATCGGTCATACACGTGTGCCTGGTTATGATGGTAAACGTGGTTATGGTGGTGCCTGTTTTCCCAAGGATACAAAAGCATTCACTTTGTTTGATACTGACTTGACTTTAATTGAAAAGTGTGTTACTATAAACAACAATTACAGAAATAAATATGAACTAGACGAACGTGAGGAGTCAAATAATGTCAAGTATGATGGACAAGCTGAAGAAAAACAGCAAGATAAAAACAACGGAAGTACTGTCGGAGAGTAAGTTCTTCACAGAAAAAGATATGGTGCCAACCAATGTTCCTATGGTGAACGTTGCGTTAGCAGGAAGTATTGACGGTGGTGTCACGCCAGGACTTACAGTTCTAGCGGGCCCGAGTAAGCACTTCAAAACATCTTTCGCACTGCTTATGGCAGGTGCGTATCTAGATGCAAAGAAGGACGCAGTAATGCTCTTTTACGATAGTGAGTTTGGTAGTCCCCAATCTTACTTTGAGCAATTCGGGATTGATACCTCACGGGTGTTACATACACCCATCGCCAATGTCGAGGAACTCAAGTTTGACTTAATTGGACAACTTGAGAACATTGACCGAAACGATGACGTAATTATTGTTATCGATTCAATTGGCAATCTCGCATCCAAGAAAGAACTAGAAGATGCGATTAACGAGAAGTCGGTGGCAGATATGTCCCGTGCTAAAGCGCTTAAAGGTTTGTTCAGAATGAGTACACCGTACCTAACTATGAAGAACATTCCGATGCTTGCCGTCAACCACACTTATAAAGAAATTGGTCTATTCCCGAAGGATATCGTTGGTGGAGGCACAGGGATTTATTACAGTGCAGACAACATCTGGATTCTTGGTCGTAGACAGAATAAGACGGGAACTGAGGTTACAGGATATGATTTCGTCATTAATGTTGAAAAGTCAAGATATGTTAAGGAGAAGTCTAAGATTCCTATTAGTGTTTCTTGGGAGGGTGGCGTTGAGCGTAACTCTGGTTTGTTGGACGCTGCTCTTGCTGGTGGTTATGTCAGTAAGCCTAGTAATGGGTGGTATTGTAGAGTTGACCGCTCGACTGGAGAATTGGTTGACCCCAAAGTAAGGGAGAAGGATACTCTCAAAGATGAGTTCTGGGCACCTATTTGGTCTGGTACAGACTTTGCAGACTTCCTACAGTCCCAATATTCAATTACCAAAAAATCATTAGTATCAATGGATGATATTGTAGATGAATGAGATTGAGTCAAAGTTAAGTGAGAAGATTCACTATGAGATTATTCCAGCCGATGATGAACACGGTTGGAATATTCGAATACTAGAAGAGTATCCTGAAACGGTTATCTCTTTTGGTACTATTGAATTTCTTGGAGAAGAAGACCAAGACGGTCATCTCTCTTTCAACTTCAGTGTAGTTGAATCACCTGACCCAGATTTATCACCAGAAGACTTGCCTTTTCAAGCATATGTTGGTAGAATACTAGGTTCAGTAATTGATACTTCTATCAATGAAGGAACGATGGTTGCCCATGACCAGAAAACGGGTGAAATATTAGCAACCGAAGAAATGACTGAGGAGTTAGACGAACTATATAATGAATATCAATCTAGAACAGACAGTACTGCGGAACTTATTGACCAATGATGAATATATGCGGAAGGTTCTTCCGTTTATTTCACCTGACTACTTCGATGGAGTCTACAAAGGACTCTTTAAAGAAGTCACAAAGTTCGTAGCCAAATACAACAAACTACCTAGTCTTGAATCATTCAAGATTGAGATAGACGAAAACAATTCGATGGGTGATGATAACTATCGCATTGCGTTAGACCTACTACCCAACATCTTTACCGCAGAACCAGAAAACCTCGAATGGTTGATTGAACGCACTGAGAAGTGGTGTCAAGACCGTGCAGTTTATAATGCTGTCATGGAGTCAATCAACATCATCGATGGCAAACATGCGACACTTCAAAAGAATGGAATACCTGAGATATTGAGTAAGGCCTTGGGCGTTACCTTTGATACCAATATTGGTCACGATTATCTTGCTGATGTCGATAGACGTTATGAATTCTATCATGAACAGGAAGAACGTATTCCGTTTGACCTTGACTACTTCAATCAGATTACCAAGGGTGGTCTACCAAACAAAACACTAAACATCGCACTTGCGGGTACTGGTGTTGGTAAGTCATTGTTTATGTGTCACATGGCTGCATCTGGTTTATCACAGGGTCACAATGTACTCTATATTACCATGGAGATGGCAGAGGAACGTATCGCAGAACGGATTGACGCAAACCTATTGAACGTGCCTATTGACCAATTGGAGAATTTATCTAAGACTATGTTCACCGACAAGGTGCAACAGATTCAAGCGAAGACTCAAGGTAAACTTATTATCAAGGAGTATCCGACTGGTCAAGCAAACACGTCACACTTCCGTGCGTTGTTGAATGAGATGAAGTTGAAGAAGAACTTTGTTCCTGAGATTATCTTTGTTGATTATCTGAACATCTGTTCCTCTGCACGTATGAAAGGTATGGGTGGTGCTATCAACTCTTATTCTTATATCAAGTCTATTGCAGAAGAGTTACGTGGACTCGCAGTTGAGTTCAATGTTCCTATCATGTCTGCAACCCAGACTACACGTAGCGGTTATTCTAATGACGATGTTGGTCTAGAAGATACGTCCGAATCATTTGGACTACCCGCAACTGCTGACCTAATGTTCGCACTCATCTCAAATGATGAACTGAACAATCTTGGTAAGATAATGGTCAAACAGTTGAAGAACAGGTATAACGACCCGACTCGACATAACAGGTTTACTATAAAGATTGACCGCAGTAAGATGCGTCTCTCCGATGATGATGATGAGGAAATGATTCCTAGTCATGACCCCGACAAAGGATGGGATGATAAACCTATATTTGATAACAGTTCTTCTGGTAAGAGGATGTCTCAAGAAAACAACAAGTTTAAAAACTTTAGGATGGAATAATGGATTATGTATGGCCAATATCAACCGTGGTACTTATGTTCATATCCTACTGGGTCGGTAAGATTCATGGGTTTGTGCATGGCGAGGACGAGGGTTTCAATGAAGGTATTAAACAAGGAACTCCTGTAGTTGCAACCGCAATACTACGATGGGTGCGTCAAGAAAAGGATATAAATATCAGTGACCCTGAAATTAAAGAAATAATCGATAACATAAATGTTGAATGGAAAAATGATAAATGAGTGAAGTAAATCTAATTGCATTAAGTAAACCGTCCGCAGTGACAGATTGCCGAACCGCAACTGAGTTGGTGGCATATACTGCTAGGGTGAGTAATCCCAGTAATCAGAATAATACAAAGACGGCTCCTAAGTTGTTGAAGTATCTGATTAAAGAGAACCATTGGTCTCCCTTTGAGATGGTGCATATGACTATGGAGATTAAGACTACTCGTGATATTGCACGACAGATTCTACGTCATCGCTCGTTCTCATTCCAAGAGTTCTCTCAACGGTACGCCGTGAGTGAGAACATTGATGTTGTTCGTGAAGCACGTCTACAGGATGAGAAGAACCGACAGAACTCTATTGTAACGGATGACACACATATCAAACATGAGTGGCGTCATACTCAAGCGAGGGTACGTAACTTCGTGAAGAAAGAGTATGCTGCCGCACTTGATATGGGTATCGCAAAAGAACAGGCACGTGCATTGTTACCCGAAGGTTTGACCGAAACTACTCTTTATATGGCTGGTAGTCTACGTAGTTGGATTCACTACTGCGACCTTAGACGTGCGAATGGCACTCAGAAGGAACACATGATTGTTGCAGAACAGTGTTGGGACGTTGTGAAGGGACACTTTCCAGAAATTGCAGATATGACCAATGACTGAGATTGTAATCCGAAACAAACATCTACTAGAGATGCTTGATAAGACTGTTGATATGTTTCTTGAACATAGAGAACTGTGTGAAGAGTTATCGGATAGTTTACAACGTGACATTCCAGTACAGGAGTGGGAGAGATTCTGCCAAGAGGATTATCTGCATGAGATGATTGCGAAGGGAGATGACCACAAAGGGTTTCCTGAAAAGGGTTATGGGTTTCAAGTATCACATGGGGTCAAACACAGGCCCGATGTGTTTGAACCATTAATGAAATGGACTAAGACCGAACTCCCAATGCAGTTTGGTGCAAGGTCAAACTCTCTCACATCCTACTATCCACCCAATGGATTTGTGGGATGGCATACCAATTGGAATGCCCATGGGTATCAAATCATTCTCACGTGGAGTGAAGATGGTGATGGGTATTTTTCTTATTATGATAGAAAGTCTGATACGATTATCACCGAACCAGATGTTAAAGGATGGCAGGCAAGATGGTACAGGTTTGGTCGTAAAGATGAACCCCAACATCATTGTTGGCATACTGCATGGACAAACTGTCCACGATTCACCCTTGCGTTTAAGTTTCCTTACCACATAGGTGGTGACGTATACGAAGATGCAGCCCTTGATGCGATAAATGATTTTGTAGAAGAGTTAGAAACTGCTTGACTTTTTAGTATTGTGATGATATACTGTATGTATGATTATGAAAAGACTAGTGATAGGAATCGCTGTGCTCAGTATATTGGGTTCAGTATCAGGCGCAACAGAAAATAACGTTGAAATCCCGTTTATCTATTCAGATAAAGCCGTTCAATGTCTTGCACTCAACATCTATCATGAAGCACGGAACGAATCCTTTGCAGGACGAGTTGCGGTTGCTGATGTGACAGTAAATCGCATGTATGATAGTAGATATCCGAATACGATATGTGGTGTTGTACATCAAGCGAAACTGAGTAAATGGCATCTTGAACAAGGACGTGAAGTACCACTGAGACATATGTGTCAGTTCAGTTGGTATTGTGATGGAAAGTCTGACCAACCCAATGATGGAGACAGTTGGTTAAAGTCGAAAAGATTAGCACAAAACTTCTTGACTTATGGGGAATTTCGTGGTATAACAGAAGGTGCAACACACTATCATGCAACCTATGTCAAACCTGATTGGGTTAATGACCGTGGTATGAGTATGGTGGGTAGTATCGGTGAACATATATTTTATAGGTGGAACTAATGATTGATTACAAATATAACGAAGACAAGGCAATTAGAGAATTGTCTGAATATATCGATGGCACATATGGAGAACACTACTCGAAGAATAAGTTTCAGGCAACTGAGTTTATTATCGATGGTGGTCATGGTGATGGGTTCTGTATCGGAAACATCATGAAGTATGCACAACGATATGGCAACAAGAATGGTTATAATCGTGCAGACTTGATGAAGGTCTTACACTATGCAATCATTCAGTTGCATGTACACGACCATTACGAGAGGTAATCTATGATGGAGTATTTTGTCGGTACGATTGTATTGTTGATAGGATTCTTCTTTATGTACATGTCAATACACATGGAAGAAGAAAAACGGGAAGGTCGTTACCTTCCATTGCCTTGGGAACAGGGTGGCTGGATGCACAAAACCCAAAGAAAGATATTTGATAAATCAGACATCAAATATCGTGACGGAGATAACACGTAAATTATTTTCAAAAAACCCTTGCCAAAAGTTGCTCTTGTTGTTATAATAAGTACATAAAGTCAGAAAAGGAAATATTATGAATGTAATTAAATACGATATCTACGAGTCATTCAATAGGAATGGGTCATGCAGACAAGGTGAGATTACCACCACCTATGACACCCTTAACAACCTTTTTGGTACACCATCTTACACAGACGCAGACCCATATGAGAAGGTGTCTTGTGAGTGGGTTCTGAATGTCAAAGTCGGAGATGAAGACGATTGGTCTTATGAACAGGTTTCCATCTATGCATGGAAGTACGGTAGAATCCCTACCGAAGAGTGTCAGTGGAACATTGGTGGCCACAACTACAAAGCACAAGAGATTGTGGAGTCAATAATTGAATCGGGTATTGAACCCGCATATAGTGAGGTGGCGTAATGAGTAAGATGGGACAATTTGTTTTTGAGTGTCAGGAAATTGCAGAAAACAATTATAATGATACAAAGGAAAAGGTTATCTCTGAAGTCAAACAGACTTTTGAGGTATGGCAACAACCTTACGCAATTGATGTTGCGGTAAGTTGCTGGGAAGAAATTCAGTCAGATATGCAAAACTATTTCTGATTGGTAATATTAACTCTAACTAAGGAAATATGAGAAAGAGTAACTTTGATAGGAGACCACAACGTCCTAAACCAAAAGTGTGGCCTAAAGACGGTGCTAGGCAAGTCACCGTAAGATATGATGATGTCGAGACCGCCTTGAAAGTATTCAAGAGAAAGGTTAAGAAATCAGACATTCTCTTTGATATCAAGAAGAAGGAGTTCTTTGAGACAAGAAGAGAGAAAGGAAGAAAAGCTAAACTCGCTGCTATCAGGAGGGTTAAAAAGCAAAAAATGAAACAAGCAGAACTTGATGAAAGAATGAAGTTCCGTTACAGATAAATCAAAACTCTTATAAATATAGAAGTCAGGTAGACTTAACAAAGTAACAAGGGTGTGGATGTGTCATGAAAAAGACAAAAAGAATAAAATCCCGTCACGGGAATCTGTTGTTTGACAACAATAGTCCTTTTAAACAAAAGGTAGTACTCGATAAAACGAAGTACAACCGCAAAAAGAATCCCCGCAAAGTCGGGGATTTTTCTTATTGGTCTTTATTAAATTCTCTAAAGGGTCTAACCTTTCCATCATAGAATAACATTTTATACCAAGGAGTGTCCCTCTTCATGCGTGGAAGGGTGTACTCAAACTTCTTACCTTCCCTGTTAATCCAAACAACATGATATCCAATCCATCTTCTTGATGGATACCACTGCGCCTTCCCACCATTCACAATAATATTTTCTAGTGTCCAGAAATAACAGTTGTTCTTCTTAGTGAACAAACGTATTGGCCATGACCAGAAAAACACAATCATTAATGTGAATGTTATTAATTTTCTGTATAAAGTATCCATATAATTATATATATGGAAGTCGTTTCTTATAAATACCTACATGGAAAATGCATTTACTCTAATCAATGAATTGGGGTTTCCTATAGCCGCTGCACTGATTGGCGGTTTCTTTATGTTTCTGACTCTCAAGTATATAATGGACGGTGTTATTGGTCAGGTGAAATCTATTCGTGGAATAGTGGGAAGCCTTGATAACCGTGTAAAAACTATGAATCATGATATGGTTCGTATGGACACAACTATGTGTGTTGTTCTGGGAATAAGACCAGACCTAACCCGCATCAGTAGAGCTAATGGTAAAGAAGATGCGAGACGAGACTAATGATAGAATTTATAGACAGTATAAAGTCTTTCGGGTTTCCGATAGTATCAGCGGTGGGTATGCTGTATATGATTTACTTCGTGTGGAAAACAATCACCGAAGAAGTCGAGAAGAACTTAGATGATACACAAAAGACCTTAATTGGTTTGATTGACAGAATAAGAATGTTAGATAATGATATCATCCGATTGCAACAGAAACTAGATACTGCAATCGAATTAAAGAGAAAACAAGATGAAGAAAATAACTAAGTTTACCGTGATTGAAAAAATAGAATCGATTATATTATTGGTTTGTTTTGGACTTATGTTTTTTGTGTTTGCCGAAGTTTCGGCTGCACCGATTGAACATAAGTTTAAATCGCCGTCATTCAGTGGAGTGAACACTAGTTCTCATTATTTAACAATTGAGAACCAAGAAGCATCTCGTAAACAAGCCATAAAACAAGAGATAAAGGAATTACAGGAACAATTGGAAAGGGATGCTGAGAATACCACCCTTGCAAAATTTATTAGAAATGTGGAAAGTAGAATTTATTCTACCCTATCACGACAGATTGTAGACAGTATGTTCGGCGAGAATCCTAGTGATACGGGTTCATTTAACATTGAAGGTACAGGAATATCATACGTCAGAAATGGCGATAGTGTGGAGTTAACAATTACAGATGAGAATGGTAATACGACTGTTATCGTTATTCCTCTTGGGGACTTTGGTATCTAGTTGTACTTCTCTCGGTAGTGGAAACTTTGAGATACCACAGAGAGATGAACCAAGAATACAGGAAACATTACTCCAACAAGAACTGAAGAATGTTTCTAGTCCGAAGAGGAAACCGACAGTAGCTGTGTATCAGTTTACTGACCAGACGGGACAGAAAAGACAAAATAGTGGTGGTGGAACTTCGTTTAGTTCTGCGGTAACACAAGCACCTTCGGTGTACCTAATACGTGCATTGAAACGTGCAGCGAACGGAAATTTCTTTCGTGTTGTAGACCGTCAAATTATTGACCATGTCACTAGAGAAAGACAACTGATACGTCAAACTCGTCAAAGTTACGAGGGAGATGAATCTCAGAAATTACCAGCATTAACGTTCGCTGGGATGATAATTGCAGGAGGTATAGTAGGATACGATACTTCGATTGACACAGGTGGCGCTGGTGCTAGATACCTCGGTATTGGAGCGTCCCGTGAATTTAGTATTGATACTGTGACCGTAAATATACGGTTAGTGTCAGTTGCAACAGGCGAAGTCTTGCTTGATGTAATAACAAGTAAGACCATACTATCCACGGCTTTTGGTGGGGATGTATTTAAATTTATAGAGCAGGGCACCCAACTGGTTGAGATTGAATCAGGGGTGACTCAAAATGAAAGTGTTTCCATAGCGACCCAACGTGCTATAGAAACGGGAGTCCTTGCGCTCATTAATCGTGGAAACGACATGGGGTACTGGACATTTAACGGAGAAAATAAATGAACGTTAGGCATTTAAGTTTTGCTATGATGTTCGTAATCGGTTTTGCGTATGCAGACAATGAAATATATATTGACCAAGTAGGAGATGGGTCTTCGATTGACATCGTACAGGATGGTTCGGGGAACGTGATTGGTGGTTCTGCTTCAGACACCACTAAGATGTTACTTTCGGGTAGCAACATGGATTTCAATGTCAACATGACTGGTTCGGGTAATACACTGATAGGTGATATTATTGGTTCTGGAACTATCGTTGACCTTGATATCAATGGTTCGAGTAATGACCTGTTATTTGATATTGATAAAGGAAATGTGTATGGAGCTACCAATGGCGATTACTTCATTAATATCACTGGTGGTAATAACGCTTTAGACTTTGATATTGGTTCGATTGATACTGCCAACGACTTAGACTTTGACTTTGTCTTGGATGGTGATTTTAACACTGGAGACATTAATATTGATGCGTCAGGTTTGACATTCAATATGGATGTTGTAGGTGATAACAGTAACTTACTTTACAATGCTAGTGGTTATGATGGACACAACTTTGTGTTGAGAGGCATTGGTAGCTATTGGAATATAGAAGTAAATCAAGAATCAACTTTACAGTCTGATTCGTTGGAGATAGATTATGATGGTGACGGAACAAGTGCGACAGCGAATACTATTTGTATTAGTCAGTCTGATTCTGGTCTTAACTCCAACTGCGGTAACTAGTGCTGACGTAGGCGCAGTAGATAAAGCGGTTGGTTGGAGACAGATTGTTCGTGATTTGAACAAGATTGAACCAAGGGCTGGTTCGGATATAGCACCCAAGGACGACCTTCGCACAGGTGAGGGACGGATGCAAGTGTCTTTTGTTGACGATAGTAAACTTCGTATGACAGAACATACTCGCATAGTTATAGACAACGTAGTATTTGATGAAGACCCAAGTAAGTCTGATTTGGCAATGACCTTTGCTCAAGGTACGGCTAGATTTATATCTGGTCAACTGGGTAAGGTTGATAAAGAGAATATCAGACTCAAGACCCCGACCGCATCTATCGGTATCCGTGGAACAGATTTCACGGTTACGGTAGATGAGTTTGGGAAAACTTTGGTTGTACTTTTGCCTGACGTAAACGGTATCTCCTCGGGCGAGATTATCGTTTCAACAATGACAGGTGAAGTAGTACTCAACAAACCATTTCAATCTACCACAACAACCGTTGCCGAAGTGGCCCCAAGTGAACCAGCAATCCTAGATTTGACTCTGGATATGTTGAACAACATTATGATTATCAACCCACCTAAAAAGAAAGAGACTCAAGAAGAGTTCATGGCAAATGTCAGTGCGACCAAGAATATCAACCCTCTTGACGTAGACTTTTTAGACCAAGACTTGTTAACCGAAGAAGAACTAGAGAGAGACTATCTAGAATTCAATGAACTAGATATCAACTACTTAGATGTTGACCTACTCGAAGACTTATTGGATAGTTTCGATTCATTGGGTGAAGATGTGTTGAAAGAACAAGAGTCTACAGGTGAATTATCTCTCAGTGGCACCGAAGAAGGATTTGATACGGTTACTCAGGTTGCAACCATTGTAGATGGTGACAAGGTTACTTTTTCTAGAAACGTCAGTGACATTGCAGAGGTTTCGGTAGATAAGACATCATCAACTTTAATAACAATAGAACAAGACGGAAAATCACTAGACCCCATTAAATTAAACGGCCAAGATACTCAGATAAATATAGTACAATGAAGACATGGCACGTTCTTATCACACTGGGGTTGATGGTAGGATTACGATTTCTTGACCCCTTCCTATTAGAGAGTGCTAGACTCTCTTTCTTTGATTCCCTTCAAAGAAACCAAGAAACATCTATCTCAGAACAGATTGTACTGGTAGATATTGACGAAAAGACTTTAGATAAGTTTGGTCAATATCCAATTCCCCGTAAGGTCATGGCAGATGAGATTGATAAGATTGATGGTAGTATTATTGCATTCAATATCTTGTTCTCAGAAGAAGACAGAATGGGAGGCGATGAATACTTTGCAGACATTCTATCTTGGAAACAATCGGTGGTTGCTATTGCACCATCCAATAGAACCAACACAGACTACCGACCACCCCGTATCGGAACTGCAACCTTTGGTGACCGAGATGCCGAAGACTTCAGACCCGAACTGCCAGGCATGTTATTTGCACAACCAATCATACATGAGAATGTATTTGGTTACGGAACGATATCATCTACACAGGATGTTGATGGTATCACAAGAAGACAACCTCTATTGGAAAACTTTGATGGAAGACTCTATCCCGCATTTGGATTAGATGTTCTCAGGGTTGCCGCAGGAGACTCATCTTATCAGATATCCACGGATGAATACGGAATCAAGTTTGTTCGTGTACCACAGTTTAAAAATATCATAACTGATACTAGTGGTAATATCACTATCGCATACTGGAATGAATTTAAGAGATACTCGTTCACGGAACTAGACACTATACCAAAAGGCAGTATAATCGTGATTGGAGCGAACTTTGAGGGTTCTAGTATAGTTGCGACACCCGTGGGGTCAATGTATCCTCATGACATTCAAGCGAACATAATCAAGACTATGATTGATGGTGTCGTTTTAAAGCGACAGGACGAATTTATTTTCTATGAGGTCTTGACAAGTATCATACTTTCTGTTATACTATTAGCTTTTATAACCTATGCACCAATAAGTGTATCTGGTATGACGTTTGGTGTCATACTAGGTGGATTATATTACTTTGCCAACGATACCTTCTCAACCTACTATTATATGGTTGACCCTATATTCCCTATATTAACGTTAGTAATAATATTTGCACATGGTTCCTTTGTACAGTTCTACACACAGTTTAAAGCTAAACAGATGATTAAGGGTCAGTTCGGAACTTACCTATCACCCGACATGGTAGACATGTTGGCAAAAGACCCAAGTCTCATGAAGTTAGGTGGTGAGAAGAAAGAGATGACGTTTCTGTTCATGGACATATGTGGATTCACCCCCATATCAGAACATTACAAAAACAAGGACGATGCGGAAGGATTGGTCACACTTATTAATAACTATCTTAATGAGATGACGAAAATTATCCTAAATAACGGTGGTACAATTGACAAGTATATGGGCGATTGTATTATGGCATTTTGGAATGCACCTTTACCCTGTAAAAATCACGCAGAGATGGCAGTTAGGTCTGCAATAGAAATTGAAGAGAAAACGAATGAACTCCGAAGACAATATAGTGAACAGGGTCTACCCCCCATCAATGTTGGAACTGGTATCAATACAGGTACTTGCATTGTTGGTAATATGGGTAGTGAGTCACGGTTTGATTATTCAGTCATCGGAGACGCAGTCAACCTTGCAGCAAGACTCGAAGCAACCGCAGCTCGAGGAGACTACCTTGAATACAAGACCATCTACTCTAGTTTCACAATGGAAAAACTCACCACTATTAATTCGAGACCAATAGGTCAGATTAAAGTGAAGGGTAAGGAGGAAATGATTGATATCTTTACAATGGACAGATAACTTCCTTTCACCACAATCCCCACTTCGGTGGTATAGACCGTAAGGTTCTCACTTTCTTCTTTTATAAGAAAAAGTTCTAAAAACTCCCCTTTTTATTCCATATTAATCTACTTATTATCAAAATAAGTGTTGACGAAACCTGCCTAATCGACTATAATGTATATGTAAAGTCGAGTTGAGAGAGAGAATTATGGGTTATGTATTGCGTTGTTTGAAAACTGATTTTATTATTGTCAACAAAGTGTTTGAGACTGTTCCAAAAGCATTGAAGTATCGAATGGAACACTTGGAACGTGGTGTTGCGTGGGTTGATTATTTGGAGGAGGTTGTATAATGGCTCTTGCACCAATGAGTGTTGAACCCGTGTTAGGTGAGTTCGTAGAGAAGGAGTGTGGTAACTACTTTCACTACTCTGAGAATGATGACCCATTCCATTGGTGTGAGGACTTTCCCCACAAGATATGGGTAGGTGACCAGATTGGTTCTCCCTATCGTTATGGTCTGGTCAAGAAGACCGTTGCTTATGTCTGTGTTGATGAAGATGAATTTGGTCTCCCTGTTGTGGAGAAATGGTTTCTTAAAAAGAACGTGGAGTTTATTGTATGATTAACGAAAATGGTATAGAAGTAATCCCTACCCATATTGGAGGTGTGTGGAACATTACACATTCCTTTACACAATCCAAGACAGATGTCTCGGAATACTACTACAACCCTGAGTTGGATAAGTTTGGTAACAAGGATGACTGGGTCTGCAAAGACGGTTGGGTACGCATCGTTGTTGACGCATCTCTGCCCGCCCAAGAAGTTGACAAAATCTTTTTTTACTTATTTTCAAAATAACGCTTGACAAACGTTGCTGTTGTTGTTATAATAAGTACTTAGTTAATCGAGTTGAGAGAGTAAATTATGAATTATGAAGTTTCAATCCTAATGAACGACCTTGCGATGCTGATAGAGGCATCAGAGATTTTCACTGAAGCGGAGTACAATAAAAAGTACAACGCACTAATAAAAGAAATAACTGCCTTAGGAGGGTTTGAATAATGATGATTAATGGATTAATAGGTACGCATCTCGCAACGAACGAAAGTGTTGAGATACCGATGAACTACAAAGAGATGCAATTGGCGCTTGACGATACTAATACTATCGGCGAGTCATGGTTTATGATGACTGATATGGTGTTCGACAGAACTGGTATCGAGATAGTTGACCAAATCGAATTGAACTACATCGTTGTTAACGGTGTTCAGAAAGTATTTCACTAGGAGATTTATTATGGGTATTCACGTAAACATTTATAAGCAAGCAAGAGACGAAGATTCTATTTTCGGTAACAATGACTGCACCGCTGGTGGCGAGTCAAGTTATGCAAAAGGTTTTTGTGTGGTAAACGCAGAAGGGCCATTTGAACCGTGTGAGGATTATCCTGCCGCAGAGTTAGTGATGGCAGAACCAATCGGTGGTAGAAAAATCCTCAGACTGATTCCAGTTTCCAAGAAAGGAAAGTGGACAATGTTTGGTGGTAACTATGCGGGTTGTTCTGACTCAAGGTTCTCAAGACTTTGTGACCAACTACTCGGTGGTTCGTTCTACGGTGCGGTTGCAGTTCACGATAGGGTGGAAGGTTGAAATTAGGGCTTGACAAAGTCCGCACTTATTGTTATAATAAGTACATAAACAAATAAAAGAGAGAATATATTATGAGCATGAATGACGTTTTACAGATTGAAACAATGGCCTATGCGGGGTCTTCACCTTGGGGTGAGATTGGTACGCAAGTACCGAACGACCTATCTCCACAACAAATTATGACTAAGGCAGGACTTGACTGGTCTGTCGAGAAAGTCCCGACCTTTGCAATCATGGGTGATGAACAAATCCCCACGGGTCAGGAAGCACTTGTCAGGTCTTCGGACAACAAGATTCTAACTCAGGTTGGTAAGAACTGGCATCCTGTCCAGAACGAAACTGCGTTTGAGTTCTTCAACGACTTCTGTTTGGAAGGTGGTATGGATATGCATACTGCGGGTTCACTGAAGGGTGGTAAGATGGTCTGGGCACTCGCCAAGATTAACGAGTCATTCGATGTGTTGAAGGGTGACCAAGTAGATTCCTACCTGTTGTTCTCCAACCCACACGAGTATGGTAAGTCAATCGATGTTAGATTCACCCCAATCCGTGTTACTTGTATGAACACCCTTGCGATGGCAATCAAAGGTTCTGCGGTTAACGGAATGAAACTTAATCACCGTAAGGCATTTGACCCTCGTAAAGTAAAAGAGACTATGGGTATTGCACACGAGAAGTTTGAACAATACAAAGATGTTGCTCAGTTCCTTGCTGGTAAACAGTTCTCTATGGACGCACTGGTTCAATACTACAACGATGTGTTCCCTAGAACGTATCAGGGTAAAGAAGAAGTCGAAGTCAAGACGATTCAGGACTTGACCTCTAATGGTCAGAAAGCGTTTGAGTTCTTGGAGTCACAGCCTGGTGCTGAGTTCGGAAAGGGTTCATGGTGGCAAGCACTTAACAGTGTGACCTACTTGACTGACCACCAGATGGGTAGGGAAGCGGACTCAAGATTGACTTCCGCATGGTTCGGTGCTAACCAGACCAGAAAAATCAAAGCAGTGGAAAGGGCAGTCGCATTAGCGGCTGCTTAATTGATTGATATATAGGAGTACGTTTTATAGTGAAACGTGGTGAGAAAAGTTTAGCTGTAAGAGCAGAGCAACAGATTTCGATTTGTTGCGAAACTCTTTGTGACCGTGAAACGGTAATAGAATATATTGACGAACTTAAAGTGGAAATCGCAGATATGAAAAAGTATATTGCGGCACTTGAAGAAGCAATACAATGATAATTAAAAATGGAGAAAAAAATGAAATTGAATGATGTAGTTGCCGTTATGTGCAACAGTGGTGAATATGTTGGTAAATATTCCAAAGAAGATGACACTACGGTAACAATTACCGACCCTCGAATGGTAGTAAGTACCCAAGAAGGTCTGGGATTTGCACATGGTATCTGTGTTACTGGTGAGGCTGATGTCCGTACCGTTGACATATATAAGTCTAGTGTGTGTTTTGTAACGCCTGTTAATGATGATTTGCGTAAAGCATATATTAAAAACACGAGTGGACTTATCGTCTAATGAAACGTAGGATTCTATGCGTAGATTACGGTCTATGCAATTTCCACAATCTAAGGATACTGGCAGAGGCTGGCCACGAAGTTTTTGTAACCAATACTTCGGGGAAAGCCCCTCATCGAGCACCAACCGCTTACTATAAATCTTTGGGAATAACACTATTAGATGACTTGGGGGTTACTGAACGTGAGAGTGTTGCACGTAGATTCGTGAAGGATAATAGGATTGACACCATTATCAATTCATGGCCTAAGTTTATTGTACCAAATGAATGGAAACGTGACCTAGACTATATTGGACTTAGCGAAGAGTCCGCATGGTTAGAATGTCGTAAGTGGTGGACAAGACAACATATCGATGAACTTGGAGTTAAACTTCCGAAGTTACTGGATAAGGTAACTGCCCCTTGTGTAGTCAAACCAATACAGACATCTGGAAATAACGATAGTGCGTCAATTGTTCTCAATCAAAACCATGTCGATTGGGTAGGAAGATTATTAGACGTAGACCCAGCATTCGATTATTATATTGAAGAGTATATCTCTGATAACATTGAGACCAATGTTGAGTTTGTTGTCTCTGGTGGTAAGTGGTCTATCTACCATCATCAACAGGTGATGGGTGAGGATGATGCAAAAATAGCTGGTAACTTTACTCACTGGACTCGTTTTGCAGGATATAAGAAATTGTCTGGTAAAAATCTTGAAATCACTCTGGATAATGCAAAGGTCATTCTAGACTGGGTAGCGACACTGGGCGGTGATTATCTTGGTCAGATTACTGGACTTATCAAAGATGGTGAGTGGTACTTCTGTGAGATAAACTCTCGACCCGAACAATCCAATAGTCTGCCTTACTTTATTACTGGGGATGAATGGTTGGAAGCAATGCATGGGAAACCTGAGATAATCGGAGACTCATATGGTGAAGTTCAGAAGGTGGTACTACAACCCGACTCTCCAGATGTCCCATATCCATTTCACCTACATGAGAAGTATGGAGTTAATATCCCATGTGGACTAGACATCCTTGCTGGTAAACACCGACTATCTCGACAGTTTAGGAAAAGGTCACCTGATAAATGTATCGGAATTATCGTGGTTGACCGCAAAATACCCACAGATTTCATCGATGAGATTGAAAATAATTCCAAATATTCTGTAAGTCATTGTTTTTTATAGGAATCTTATTTTCGAAATAAGTTGACAAACCTTGCCCAATAGACTATAATGTATATGTAAAGTCGAGTTGAGAGAGAGTTTATTATGCAGATAACATACAAAGGATATTGCGCTCTGGGTGGCGCATCTAATCCAAGACTTTACTCACGAACTGTGTATTTGGGTAAACACTATATGCACACCGCTTATTACTTGATGGGGTACTAATATGTATAGTATTGAAGGTCGTCACGCTAAACCAGAAATCGTTGCGGAGTACGTTATCCGTCTTATGCAAGCTTTGAAGATTCACCGATTCACCGCCAAACATATCACCGTCAAGTTCAAGTCTGAACTACCTGACTATGCTCAGGGACTTTGTGAGGGTGATAAAGATTACGCCTACATTCAGATAGGTAAGTTCGACCAAACCTTTCTTCAACAGATGCAAGCACTGGCCCACGAGATGGTACATGCTCGTCAGTTCCTTCGTGGTCAATTGAGTGCTGAAGGTGTGTGGAAGTGGAAGGGTCGCAATGCTGACAACTACGCTTACACTAACCAACCTTGGGAAAAAGAAGCCTACCGTCTCGAACGTGAATTGTTCCTTGATTGTTTCCCGTTTGAGAAGATGGTGTAATTTAGGGGTTGCCGATTGTTGTTTTGTGTGATATAATACTTGTATTGAGAATGAGAAGAGAGAGGTGATTATATAATGGAACAGTGGAAATTGCGTTACCAAACCTATCTGTTGAAACACGAAGCAAAACAGAATCGTGGTGCAAAGTATTCTCGTGATACTGAGAAGACCAAGACCTATAAAGCGGAGTGGTCATTCCAATCTAGTGCAGAGATTCCTGACTTCAAAGACCTTAAAGAAGCGCAGAACTTTGCAAAGAAACTCTACAAGAGTAAAACGTGGATTAAATTGTGGCAGAAATCTATTGAGAATGATGTTGGTAAAATCTTTAACGGACAACCTCAAGTAGTTGGTATGTCACGTAAGAGTAAAACCATGGCGGGATACACCAACGGTACTACCGTTACACTTTGTCCTGTTACTGGAATGAATAAGTATGTACTGTTACATGAACTTGCACACTGTCTCGGACACATGCATCACGGACGTTCGTTCCGTCAATGCGTCCTGAGTCTGGTTGGTGCATTCATGGGTGCGAAAGAAAAGAAAATTCTGAAGGCGGAATTTAAGAAACGTAAACTCGCTTGTGGCGAGGCACGTAAACCAATGACCTATGAACAGTGGGTCTCTTCTGTAAGACGTATGGAGAAAATGCGAAATGAAAATGAAAATTGAAATTGATAGTAGTGCTTGGTTCACCGAGAAGGGTGTAGAAGTGACAACCTTTATCGGAAACTGTGATGAGCCTGTCGTGGAAATAACAGAATTGTATAAAGATTTGATTGATAAGGAACTTGATGCACATCGATTCCCCGATGGGACGATTGACGAGAGGGCCGAAGATTTTGTCTTAGCGCTTGAGTCAGCGGCCGCTTATGCGAGGAAAGAATTGGAGTTCAGACGTGGTTAAAGAAGTACCGACACTCGAAGAAATTGAAAACAGTAATCGTTGGCAGAAGTCAGCTACACCTAAACAAGACCTTAGTTGGTACATAAAGTGGGTAGCGTCCGTCTTGATACTTGCTGGAATGTCTATTCGAGGACTTGAAGGATTTCAGTTGTGGGACTTGACAATTTCTGCGGCAGGTGTTACTCTATGGTTATGGGTAAGTATATTATGGAAAGACCGTGCATTGATTGTTGTGAACAGTGTTGGTCTATTATTATTGATTCGCAACCTTATTGGAGCATTGAATGTTTGAACATGAGAACATAGAACTGACTGAAATGGATGCAGTCACAACCGAAACTGGTCGTAAATACAGGACACCAGACGGGATTGACCTACCATCTATTACAACAGTACTGTCTATTCTGTCTCGTGATTCTATTGCGAAGTGGCGTAAACGTGTGGGTGAGGAGGAGGCAAACCGTGTCTCTACCCGTGCCTCTGGTCGTGGTACACGTGTTCACGAAATCTGTGAAAAGTATGTGGACAATGACCCCGATTATAAAGAAGGTTATACACCCGATATCATTGAGTCATTCATGCAGTTACAACCTATCTTGGATGAACGTCTGACTAAGGTCTATGCACAAGAAGCGCCTCTCTACTCCACCCATCTTGGGGTGGCAGGTCGTGTTGACTGT